GTACACCTCCATAGGTGCCGTCTCGATGTCAAATATAAGGATCTTCTTATCACGAGGGGGGGCGTACTTTAGCAAGAAGTCATTTAGGGTTGATGTTGGTACGCCCAGTTTGTCTGAGATGTACCGCTGCGTGTACAACCCAGTGTCCCAAAGGCGTGTAGCCTCATCTTTCCAGTCCTTCATATGATCAGTCCTCCCATCTACGTGAAAAACCCCAAACGTCACAGTGTGTGAACGTATTGTATCTTCCTACACCTCCAATCTCTTCAGATTCAAGCCAAGAGGCAACCTCCGACGGCTCCACTCCCTTGACTACGATGTCGGCAGCCATTCCCAGAACGTGCTTACTCTTCTTGGCACCGCCAATAGACTTGTTGTACTCCTTCGTGCGGTACGCCGAGTTTATTGTAACGGGTGCGTCAAAATGATTGCGCACTTGCTGCAAAAGGGCTACTAGCGAGGGGTGAACCTTTACGATGTCTGACCCATCAGAGCAAGCAAACTCACCCAGTGTGAAGTTATCGCTTAGAGAAGTCTGTGCCCCGTAGAGTTTTAGACTAAACCACTCCACCTCATTTTCTTCTTGATTAGAAAACATAACTTCGTACTCTTCTGTTTAACAAGAGGACAATATACGACTAGGAACCACTTTTGTCAAAGAATCGCCTATAATCCAGACCACCTTTCGACTAGCTCGTCGTCCATATGGGCAAAAACCTCACTTGGAGACTCTACGCCCTCGATTCCAGGTAGTCTCTTGACCCATTCCCAGTCCCACATATTCTCATCAGTCTTGATGTCTATACAGGCGGGCTTGTACATAGAGGCTTGCTTGATCTCGGTTCTACCGCTTGCAAGGTATCGCTCAGGACCACTATCGACATTCTTGTCCTTCCACTCGTCATACGGGTTCCAGTTACTCTTGTCTAGAAAATCCTTAGAAAAGTATTTACCCGCTCCGCACTTGAACTGGTGGTCGAATACCAACTGCTCCGTCTGGGAGTTGAAGAAATGTACGCCACGTACCTCCTGATAAAAGGGTCTTTTTTTAGCTACCCCCTCAAAGACCCAAGGGGCGATCAGGTCATCGGACCCGACGATCATAACGCCCTCAATGTCTAGCATACGGCAAGCGTCGATTCCCTTGTTGAACTTGGCTGACAGTGGCTCATTGAGGCTGAACACCTTTGGTGGGCTTAGTTCACTCCACAAGTCACACTCTAGGTCCGACAGTACGGGAACCACGAACAAGCGAAGATCCCGAACGTCTATCGACTCGTAATACCCAATAACCCTTCTGGCTAGTTCTTCCCGCTTGTGGACGGGGATGACTACGGCTATATTCATCATACTTTGTACACCTCGCTTATGATCCTTGTATCCAGTTTAGTTAGTGTGCTAGGGTCAAAGTTCGACACTTGCGTTATGTTGACTTCACCCTTCGCCGAAACAAGCAGGTGCTTACGCGCCTCAAAGGTTTTCGCCTTTGGTAGCCTCCTCGTTGCCGAAGCATCTAAACTCGAATCTAGTGAATTATCATATAAGAAGCAAGTCTCTGGTATCAAGTTCTTGTGAATTAGGCGCCCTGGACCAATAGGTTCTCCTGCCCTCTTGCCGTGATACCCTTGCCAGTAGAACAACTCGTCTGTCATCCAATCGTGCATAATGAGGTCGGTGATGCCTATGTACTCGGCTCCTTCCTCGATGTACTTGATGTACTCATCCCATATTGTCGGCAAGAAGAACGTGTCTGAACCCAAGATCATGAAGTAGTCTGGGTCAAAGAGTTCCTTTGCTGTCTCTATGGAGGCATTGAACTTTCTCCCCAGTGGGCTATTGTTTATTTCTGTGTACGCAAAGCCCCTTGAGGAAGCCTCTAGTCGCGTCTCCTCCCCTTCTGACCCGCTAATAGAGACGGTGAGGGATATGCCCTTACGTCCTGCCTTGATGGCGTGTGAGCGCATGTGGTCCAGGTACGCTTCTCGCATCTTGGGTCGCTTCCATACGGGTGTGCAAATGGATATTTTAATCATCGAACCTCCTCTACCTTTATCTTCATTGCGTCTACCTCGTCGGCGTGTTTGCTTGTCCTTCTGATACAAATATGCCTCGCGTCTTTCCTATCTCTTGCATTATACGCAAGGTGACGTCAAGGTGGTGCAGGGTCTTTGAGTCGGACCCTCGCTTACGCAAGGCGTGTTTGGTGTAGATGTACACCATGATGTCCACCCACTCACGGGCAGAGATGTCGAACTTGTCTTCCAGTTTGTCTACTACCGCCAAGAAGTGTGGCAGTCTTTCGTCAGGATTGCTTATCATTTTGCTTGCTGTTTAGTTGAATGGCGTGGAATATCTTGAAGTTCATTGAGATAAGTATAGCGTACCCTATGGAGCCTACTATCACAATCTCTCTAGCCCCTATCGTTATTAGCACAATAGCAAATATGATAGCCAGCACAAACTCCGTGATCATCATGATGTAAAAGTCAAATATGCCACCTGAGACGCCTACGTGAGACGTAAACAGGAAGACACCCGTGATGATGATTGTTGCTACTATAAATATCATTTCGTTTCCTCCTCTGAATACCAGATCGCCCAGAGTGCCAGTATAAACACTATTGTTATGGTAAATATTGATGTAATCATTAACGTTTTAGCGTTTTTTTTATCTTAAAAGTGACCCATCGCCTTAGCGTAGAAATCAGGCTTCTTTGCTCGGTGGTCGTGCGTGGCTTGTCAGGTGCCAGTTGTGTCTCAAAGTAATCCAGTTTAATCGGCTTCATGTGGCATTACGTTTACGGTCATTGATAAGGTGTATGGAGCATATATGCGATTTGCGTTTATCTCAGAACACTTCCCTTTACGCCCCACTCGGTCCATAATAGCAAAGCACTCTCTGTCCGCGTTAGAATACTCCTCATACAATTCCGACAAAGAATCGTACCTACGCAGTCCGCTGATAACAGAGGTGTGATCAAACGGCAACCTCCACGATCCGCCAATCCTCTCTAGCGACCAGTTGGTGACTTTGTATAGAAACCTAAATACATACATTCTGGCATCAACAAACTCACGCTTCCTCGTCCTAGACATAGGGTCAACGCTATCCACATCAACCCCAACCTGACGAAGTGCAATTTGCATAAGCTCTCTTACGTATTCCGAATCCGTCTTGATTACCGTTTCCATTTATTACTTCTTGTTTCTTGAACCTCTAATGCACCTTTCTCTAATCACAAGACAAGCACTTAACTGTTAAAGTGGTGTGCGTGGAGGGCTGTTAGGCCCCCTCAGATGTCCGATCCCACTCGTTCTGCTCGTTTTCACGACACACACATTGTGGAGGTGGCGGGGGTCGAACCCGCTTCCGAACAGACTAAAACACGCATTTCACTAGGGCGTTTATTGCGCTCATCTGCCCGTCGATACCTATTCACCCCCGTGATACTTTTTTATTTTTGCGACTTGTAGACGGCCCTAGCGATCACACTAACAACGTCTTTCCACGCTTGATTGTAGCCCTCCCACCAGATAGTTTGCTCTGGCGAAGCCCCACCCTTGGCTGTCTCTGATGCTGAAATAGCGCGATAGCCTTGGGCGCGTATCTCATCTGTTAGTAGTTTAGCCTCCGAGGAAGCCTCGTCAATTTTTTTCTTTAATTTTGGTGTCATGTCCTTGCTAGTTTGTAATTCATCGTTGGTACGTGCTGACCTGCGTGATTCTTTTCCCATATACGTTCATAAATCGGGTACTCCATCTCCCCTGTTTTAGGGTTCATGTGCGGAACACGTATCTTATCGGTAGCTCCGAACCCAGAGGTTTTCGACTTCCCAAGATCCAAGTTATTCCCCATACGGGGTCCATCTATGAAGGTTATTTTAGCCATTCTTTCGGAACTTCTGGGCCCTGTGCCCAAATAATGTTGTGTTTATCGCAAAAATCAGCGTAAGAGGTCTGAGAGCCCTTGCGAATCTTGTTTTTAGCCCTCATAAACAACATCCTTATGTCTAGGTCTGGGTTTTGTTTTATCACTAGCAACATTTTCTTCCTCGAAGCGTGATCCCACTTACCCTTTGCCTCTATGATAACTCCGTTTGAAAGGGTAAAGTCAGGTGTGTAGGTGTGCTTAGACTCAGGAATGACGTAGTTGATCTTAACATCCTCGTAGCCAAACTTCCGTCTTTTTTTCCTCAGTCCCTTGGCTACATTTTCCTCAAAGTGGGATCTGTACGGGGGTGTTGGCGGTGTTTTTCTTCTACTCATTTAGCGCCTCCTGGTACAGGAAAAAAGTCATCTCCGACCATCTGGTAATCATCAAATTCACGAGATAGAAGAGGTACTCTGTCCTCGCAGTGCATCTGAGAGAGCATCATCTGCCTCGTGTCAGCAATGAAAAGAGAGACAATCCGATCTCTGACTTCTTCCC